CGCTACTGCGATGCACAATGCAAAGGTTTTGCAGACAGAGGTGAAGATTGAGAAGGAATTGTATCATTATCAGTTTAGAACGAATAAGTAAGTTATGAAAAAAGAATTTAATGATTATTGCAAAACCCAACTAACCCCACCACAACCCTACTACCACACCGGCCCCTATGAAGCCATCAACGTAATCGAAGCGTGGGGATTGAACTTCTCACTCGGTAATGTAATCAAGTATGTTGCAAGGGCAGGGCGCAAGACCGATAATCCGATTGAGGATTTAGAGAAAGCGAAGTGGTATATTGAACGGGAGATTGAAAAACTAAAACTTAAATAACATGGCACAACAGACAGAAGAAGAAATGGAACAATATATGCAAAAGCTAATTGAAAAGTTTAAACAAGACCCGAAATGGGAACTTCAACAAGAATTTGGTAGAATGTTAATGAGACACATTGATAGTTTTACAAACGAAGAAAGAGATAGATATGAACAACTTAAAGAACTTCTAAAAGATTAAACATGGCACAACAGACAGTTAAAAAATGCTGGAATTGCATATATAAGGGTGTATCATTTAAGATAGGAAATCTTACTCACAATCATTGTTATTCTCCTACTTATGAAAACCAACACCAACAAGGAATTGATGTTAGTCCATGGGAAACCCTAAGAGTATTTTCAGATACTTGCGATGAACATAAACTAAAACAGAAATAACATGGCACAACAGACACCTGACCCGAAGTTAATTGATTCTATGGCTATGAGATATAGACATGATTTTGGGCTTTTAGAAGAACCACATAAAGAAGCCATACGAACTACTATGAAACAATTATGGGAAGAAGTAGTTGGATTGGGATTTTATAAAGATGAGAAATTCGGAAATTCCGAACAGTTGGCACAACAGACAGCGGTGGAGTGGTTAGTAGACCAAGTAGAAGATTTTATTGGTTTAATACCAATAGATATTATTCAACAAGCCAAAGAAAAGGAATTTCGGCAGCATGGGTTGTTTCTACATTGGGTTATAAAACACTACTCTACTGAAACTATTGATGGTATGTTTGCATGGGTAGATTCTATGGGAAAGGAAGTAACAGTTAGAGAAATAGTAGAACACTATTATAAAGAAACCTATAAACCAGAATAACATGGCACAACAGACGGCGGTGGAGTGGTTGTTTCAAGAAATAGATCAAGTCATTGATTTAAACACAAGTGAATTGGAAAGAGTTTATAAAGCAGTTCAACAAGCCAAAGAAATGGATAAGCGTCAAAAGAAACGTGCTTGGGATAGAGGAAAATATATCGGGCAATCTTTCCCTAAAGGTCAAATTGAACCAGAATATGAGCAAGATGCAGAGGAATACTACACCCAAACCTACGGCAAATGAGATACTCCCAAAACAACGAACAAGATGTAATCGAACAGTACTTCCGCACATCGGGAGTATTCCTTGACATTGGTGCCAATGATGGACAAACTTTGTCCAATACCTATTCCCTGCAACTCAACGGATGGGGTGGAGTACTTGTAGAGCCGAGTGAAGATGCCTTCAACAGGATCCCATCGAATCACAAGGTTAAAGCGTTTAATGTGGCTATCGGTACGGCAGATGGCACTTGTACATTCCATGAAATGGGAACACATCTGAACAGGGGCGATGTATCGCTATTATCCACCATTAAGAAATCAGAGATGAAGCGTTGGAATGGCACAGAGTTTAAAGAACGAATGACAGAAGTATGGACTTATAAAACGTTAGTCAAGAACTCCCCCTACAAGGTATTTGATTTTATCAGCATTGATGCCGAGGGTATGGACTTTGAGATATTGGAGCAAATTAACCTATCCGGTACACAAATGGTGTGCATTGAACACAATGGCAATGCTGATTTATTCCAACTCATTAAAGAGTACTGCAACGGGTTCGGACTGCATAAGAAATTACTTAACAATTTAGAGAATGTAATATGGGCAAGGTAATCGTATCCCTATCCTCCACAGGTAGGGAAAACTACAACGAAGCACAACTCGGACTAATCCGTTCCATTGACCGCAAGGCACCCGACTATGACACCCACCTGCGCAGCGTGGATGGATATGTGGATGAATACCTTGAGCGCAAAATAATTCTTGGGGATTGGCCCGAATCAAAGCGGTGGGGCAAGTCATGGAACCACCAAAATATGCCCTATCAGTTCAAACCGTTTATGGTGGCCGAAGCGTTGGAGTTGGGATACCGGAAAATCATTTGGTGCGATTCCACTATCAGGGTATACCAAAATCCCGATCCGCTTTGGGCGTTAGCAGCCAAGCACGGGATAGTGGCTTGGAATAATGAAGGACATGAACTTCACAAATACATGCCTGACCATCAAATCGCATGGTTAGGGTTGAAGGACTACACAGAAATCAAACAAATGTATCAAATCATGGCTTGTTGTATTATGTTTGACTTTGACCACCCGGCAACGATGCCTATCTTTGAGAAATGGATACAGGGTGCAAAAGAGAATTGCTTTCACCATAACGAATCGAAGAATCCACACTATGTCAGCAGCCGGCACGATCAATCGCTGCTATCAGCTATCATGAATATCAATGGGGTAAAGGTGCAGCCGTATGGTGGGTTAGCATACCGTGAGTTTATGCCCGTTGAACCATTCTTCATTAATTGGGGGGTAAAAGATTAGTTATGGACTTCACGAAACAGGAATTCATTGACTTTTGGGGTAATAGCGGATATTACGAAGCGTTTACCTATGGGATAGGCATACAGGAAGTAATTAACCGAATTATCTATCCGTTTGGTGGTGTTGAAACCTGTTTAGAAATTGGATGCGGTGGCGGTGTGTTCACAAAAGTACTATCAGAGCAATTCGATGAAGTTATCGGAATAGATGTGATACCCGAACACGATGGAGTGAGATACCACAATGTGAAGTATAAGGAATTAGATAACCAAGACTACTACTGCACAAGGGTAGATGACAATTCTATTGACTTTGTATTCAGTTACGGAGTATTCTGCCACTTCTCAAATGATGCCATCAAAGAGTATCTGCAATCTATTTACAGAGTGATGAAGAAGGGCGGTGATTGTGTGATAATGATTAGTAACTTTGACAAACTGAAAGCAGAGTTCCCCGACTTCGATGACTGGGGTAAGTACAAGTTAGGGGATAGAATGTTAATAGGGCATTTTTACCAAGATGACAGAACGGTTGATATTATGAAGCATAAATTCAAAATAGTAAGCCGCAATCTAACACCAGAACACAGGGATATTGTGGTACACTTAAAGAAATAATATGGGCTACACAGGAAAAACAATCGAACTAATAGACCTCATTATTGACAGAGTGCAAACGGTGGTAGATTTAGGAGCGCAGAATGATTACCGCCATCCGACACTACCTGCACCATACGTTAAAGATACCTACTATGCCAACAAGCAATACACGGCCATTGACATATCCGGAGAGAACGGAAGTGAACCGTATGACCTTTCACAACTACACAGTTTCGGAGTACAGTATGACCTTTTGGTGGATGCAGGAACCTCCGAACACGTTGGAACCAACGGAAAGCATGACATCAAAGCAATCTACAACTGTTGGAAGAACAAGCACAACCTCGTTAAAGTTGGGGGATTCATTGTCTCCGAAAACCCAAAGACAGGGAACTGGCCGGGGCATGGGTTCAACTACTACACTACAGACTTTTATAAGCTACTCGCTGGCTTTGGTGATTACTCTCTCATTGATCTCGGTGAGCATCCTGCTATGGGTAACACAACAGACGGTTGGAATGTTTACTGCGTTATGCAGAAAACTAAAGAGGAATTTATAAGTTTGGAGAAATTCAAGAAGTGTGGTATCGCAACAAGTTAAACAGATAAAGGCAACATCGGTATTCTATGCCAATGAAAAGGCATACAATGAGGGATTCCCGATAATCTGCAATGAAGGGGGAAGTAGATCGTCAAAATCATTTTCCATCGTTCAGTTGCTCATTCAGATAGCATCTACGCAGCGTAACAAGCGTATCAGCATCGTATCGCACTCTCTACCACACATCAAACGGGGCGCATACAGGGATTTCAAGACAATCATGGAGGAATGGAATATGTGGAAGGATGAAGATTTCAGTTTTACTGACTTCATCTACAAATTCCCTAATGGCAGCTATATCGAACTATTCGGACTTGAAGATGAGCAAAAAGCACGGGGGCCGGGTAGGGATATTCTTTTCGTCAATGAAGCGAACCTTATCCGCAAAGCACTATTCGACCAGTTGGCAATGCGGACAACGGGGACTATCTTTTTAGACTGGAACCCTGCTGACTTCGTGAGTTGGGTTTACGATGTTGCTGACAATCCGAACAATAAGCGGATAAAATCTACTTACATTCACAATAAGGGCAACTTATCCCAAACACAGATAGACATTATTGAGGGGTATAGGAACCTACCCGATGACTTCATGTGGAAAGTGTACGGATTGGGCGAAAGGGGTGCAGCGAAAGAGATTATCTACACCAAATGGCAGATAACAGATGTACTGCCGGAAGGGGGCGATGTGTTCTATGGTTTGGACTTTGGATATGTTCACCCACTTGCACTCGTTAAGGTGGTACACTATGAAGGGGCGAACTATGTGCAGGAACTAATCTACAAATCGGGTTTAACTCCATCCGAAATAACCAGGGAAGTCAAAGACCATATATCAGATAGAAAACCCGTGTACTGCGATGCGGCCGAACCGAAAAGCATTGAAGAACTTTACAGGGGTGGTATCAATGCACAGGCAGCGAACAAAGAAGTATGGCCGGGAATATTGAAGGTTAAATCCTACCCGTTATATGTTACATCCGGTAGTAAGAACATCATTCGGGAGTTGCAATCCTACAAGTGGAAGAAGGACAAGAATGACAATGTGATTGATGAACCAGTGAAAGAGAATGACGATGGGTTAGATGCGATGCGTTATGCCATCTTCACCCACTTACACAAGCCGGCATTCCAGGTGGCAGTATGGTAGGCAATTAAATCGTAATTTTGCCAGTAACAAATAAAACATTATGGGTTTATTCGATTTCCTTAAGCGCAAGGCAGCACCCGTTAAATCACCTGTTCAAGTATCAATAGAAAGGGGTTTGATAACTTGGGATGGGCAGAATCAGGCAGAAATAGTTAGGGATAGTTATATCGGCAATGACTTGGTATATGCCATCATTACGCTGATTACCCAAAAGGCGAAAGTAGCACCCTGGGGAGTTTACAAGGTGAAGGATAAGGCGAAGGCAAAGCAGTACCAGGCGAAATTAAACTCACCCGTTACCATTGACCTCAAAGAACTGAAGGAACTGAAAGAACAGGCCTTTGAACTATACGAAGGCGATGCCCGGCTGAATGAGTTGCTCAAATATCCTAATAGCGAAGATTCGTGGAGCGACCTTATCGAACAATGGGTAGGGTTTAAGAAGATAACAGGCAATTCCTTCATCTATGCGAAAATGGTGGGGGATGCTTCCGTGAACAAGGGCAAGCCAATGGAGTTGTATGTACTACCTGCGCAGTACATGGCCGTAAAGGTTGACATTGAGCAATTCCCACCAAAGAAGGTAGCATATCAACTTTACTATGGGCAGTACATTCCGTTCAATACAGAGGAGATTCTGCATGATAAATACTTCAACCCCGAATGGTCAGCT